TTATCTCTTGCTCTAGTTCCTCTGCCCGTGTGCCTGCCGTTGACCGCGGCTTATCAAGCATAATCCAGACATGACCATAAACACTCGACCATATCTGCGCCCCACGCATAAACCCGCTGAAGCTCTGCCCGTCGAGGTTGCTGTCCTTCAGAAACGCCTCAAGGTCGGCACTGCCTTCCATCTGCTGATAGTTACGGGTAGGCGGTACGCGCCACAGAAATGACGAGTAGACATGCACGACGTTACGGCAATGATTGTCTAGCGGCGTCAGTGCTAGCCGTCTGCTGTAGGCATTCTTGTCTTCGTTCAGGTAGTTAGTCAGGTATGACCCGTCGCGGTAGTCTTGCCCACCCATATAACTACGGAGGTAGAACTCCCAACGGTTAATATTGTTTTCGTAGTCGGGGTGCTGGTATTCGATATCTTCGTAATACATTTACGTCCACCTCTGCGGTGCTTGTGGCGCGTTTGCCTTTCTGATTGGGAATAAATACTCAACCGCATAGCCAAGCGCATCGTTCATGTGGTCAAAGCCATCCTTCTCGGGCTGACTGGTGCCTTCCTTGTAGGTATGGCGTTCCAATGACTCAATCACCTTCTTGCACTTAGGGTCAACGTATAACCGCCGCTGTCCATCGTTAGATAGTAAGCGACTGTTTACCGCGTTAATTCTGTCTCGTACTGCCGCATGAGAGTTTCGGACGCGTATCTCGAAACCCGCGTTCTGCAATATAGACAGGTCTGTCCTGCCACCCGCGCTTGTCTTACGTTGCCGACTCGCAGGGTCAGGGTATATCACTATTGTACCATTTCCGTAGCGTTCGCGAAGCTCTGCAACCATCTCATCGGTATTCGAGCCGAACATCACTATTTCGTCGAAGACGTGGAGCGTGTCGCCCTTACGCGTCATCAGCACGGCAGACATCGGATCAAGGTTAAAGTCCATGCCTACGTGTATGACACCGATATCGTCGGTATGTCTTGCAACTGACTCTTCTCGTTTAAATCCGTAGTAGATGATGCCGCTGTAGTTGACGAATTTGGCTTCGTATTCTTGCTCGAAAGTTCGTGTGTCCAAGTCCGCCTTAGCTGACTCAATTTCTGACGGTGCAACATTTCCGCCTTCAATCGTTGTGTATTGATATGAACACCATCCGTCATCGTCATCTACTCCCTTTCCGTACAGGTCATAAAAATGGTTGCGACCTTTAGGCGTTCCGATAAACAGTGCGCCACCCTGGCTGTCAGATAGGCTAGGTCGTATCACCTCGAACCACGCCTCCTTACGCATATCGGCGAACTCATCCAGCACAACGAAGTCTAGTGAGCGTCCACGTAAGTTGTCGGGCTTCTCAGCGCCCTTCAGCGAAATGCTTGAGCCATTCTTTAGGCTAATAGTTAGTGCCGTCTCATTCGTCTTGTCAATGTACTCACGAGGTATTTGGCTGGTCAGCATGTCCCATGCAATCTCTTTAGCCGCCTTGTAGGTCGGAGCCACATACCAAACGTTCTGCTCAGGCTCACGCAATGCCCTGTTCAGTAGCTCTGCTGTGCTTAGGAATGTCTTACCGAAACGCCTGCCAGCGACGACAACACGGAAGCGGTCAGGACAGGTAAAGATGTCAGACTGTGGTGGTGTCAGTTGCATTCGTTAGCTGGATAACAACTGGCGGCAGGTCAGTGATTTCGCTCTGCTCTTCCTTCATGTCTGGCAGGTACTTGTTGAGTAGTCTGATGCGTTGCTCGTTTGCAATCTTCAACTGCTGAAGGCGCTTATCGAAGTGCTGGTCAGACTCTGGGTCTAGCTGTTCGATTTTCTCAATGTTATCAAAGACGTACTCGAGTCGACCTCTCTCGGCTAAATAAGCCCGTAGCTCGTCTTGTCTGATGCCTCTTTCTCGTTGCGCTCTAGTCTTCGCCATTGTCTAAAGGTGACGGTATACCTTCGGCCCACAGTAGGCCATGAGTTTGCCCGTCTTTCACTTCTCCGCGTTTGATGTCTTGGTCTGACATGGGGTATGTCTCTACAGCGCCGTCATCGAATGCGACGAGGTAGTTACCTTCATTCCTTGGCATATTGCCCTGCTCTACGGGCCGCCAATCTATTGTTACTGTCTGCAACATATAGTGTCCCCCGCCGCATATTATACATCATGTTGAGATAGGGCAAAAAAAAGCCCGCATCAGCGGGCAATCAGTGACGGGAAAGGAAGCAAACAAAAAAAGCCCGTCAAGGTGTGCTACGGATCGTAGCGGATAATCTCAAGTGGCGGCTCATCGTTAGTCTTGAGCTTTACCACTCTGTAGTCTGATAGCACGGCCATGTCCTCTTGATGCCGTGTTGCCATTGCTTGCGCGGCCTGAATCGCTATGACCCAGTTTTCTACTTCTTCATCAGTTGCCCGTACAAGCCTGCTGATAAAGTTTTCGCCAGTCGGGATGTCCGTCTCTGCCATTTGTCTTCCCCCAAAGATCAACCATTTCACAGTATTCCTGTTCTACCATAAGCGCGTCCTCGTAGTCACCGCGCCCAACTATCCCCAAAGCGGTCAGCATGAGTATCACTAAGATAATTCCTGCCGCCATAGCATCCGTCGATAATTCCCTCATAAATCACCCTTACTCTCTCATTATTGCGCAACTTATTCAAAGCCGCTGTTTCGATTTGCTTTACCCGCTGACGTGAGATACCCATTTCTGCGGCTACCTCTGTCAGTGTCATTTGCTCTACAAACTTACTACTCATTTGCCCCCCAGCAAAAGGCCGCTTATGCGGCAAAAATTTCTGTTTTAGTTTTGTAGAGGTGCCCAGCAAATACAGTTTTTATAATGCCAAGTCCGTTACCAGCACCCCACTTGCTGAACCGTCGATGATTGGGCGCTTGTGCAAAGCGCTCTGCATTCACAATTTTTGCAACGCGTGGGTTTTGTCCGCCGCGCAAAACAAAAACCTCTACAGCTTCCTTTGTGAAAGTATCGTAGTGAAAAACAATATCGCCTTTGGTTACGTTCATGTCGTTGATTCCTCATATCAGTGACTATGGGTACTAATCTACTAGCTAGTTTTATCCCTTGCAAGCACTTTTTTAACTTTATTTGATAATTAATTGAGGGAAGGGCAACAATATGACAATCGTGACATTTTCAATCACCCGTAATGACGGGCAATCTCTGCAACGAATTGGTCTTCGTTAGGGTGACGGGATAGGCGCTTCAGATATTCCTCTTCGCCAATGCCCTTGTCTCTACCTAAACGATTAAGTAGCTCTGCGATTTTGTCGGTTACGACTATGTGGTGCCGCTCTGCAAAATACTGCCGTTGACTCTGAACACACATGACAACATCCTCCTGTTGCCCTGCTATTATAGCACATAGGCAATCAGTTATACGAAACCATCACGTAGTCGGGGTTCTGCTCTTTTTCGCGTATCTCGTCGCGGTAGTGCTTTGCTATCTCATCGCGTATAGCTTTGTTGTCTTTCATAAAGCCACGGGCTTTCTCACGTAGAATGTCCATGTGGCCTTCGCCCAGATACTCGGTGCAGAAGTCAGCGAACATGATTGGCGACTCAGTGAACAGGCGGTGGCAGGTGTAACAGCCAGTCAACAAATTATCGAGCGAGTAGCGCACAACCTTATTTCTACGGCCATATATGTGCATGGCCTGATTCGTCTCTGTGTTGCCACATCGGACACAAGCTCCGTCACGCAGGCGCACTGCCTTACTGCACCAGATATCCGCGTTGGTTCGCTTTATCGCCATAGTACGTCTCTTTAGTAAATTGTCGCTCGCGCAAGATGGCCTTTTCCCAGTTGCCGCAATCGCAAAACCAGCCTGTTAGCTTGCCGTTGTCACCTGTAAATCGCGGCCTCATGCTCGTGCCGCAATCAGTGCATTTCACTGGGTAGCCTCCAGTCTTCAATATTTGCGAGCAAAGCCGTGAGCCAAGAAGTAGTGAACGATTCGATATCCACATCTATCGTAATTCCCTCGGGACAGGCAACGTCGATATAAACGTCAGTCATGTCGTCATTGCGTGTGTTTGTTGTTGCCGCCGTAATCGCATCAACCCTGCACACTACTTGCCCACCGTCAGGTAGTGGCATCGACAATATCGGCATTTTAGTGGTCACTGTAGCGCCTCGATACCTACCTTGAAGCGACTGAACTCGCCATGCTCCTTGTCTAATACTACACAACTAATTGACCGCTGTGACCCGTAGCCACTAGCTGAGTGCCATGCGTCTGGTGGTGGCAACACGCTCCAGCTTTCCCACGTAAGCCCACCTAGCTCCTCTGCCTGCTTGTGGTGAATGTGACCTGTCCACGCAAAGCGGTACTTAGTGCGTCCCCACTGCTCGGCGTAGTCGCGTGTGATTGCTTCGTAGAGTTGTCTAGTGCGTATCTTGTCGCCGTGATGCGTGACTACGAAATTGTTTCCCCACTCGAAGTGGATAAACTTGTTAAAGTTATCGAACACCTTTACTCGCTTTTCTTTTTCGTAGTACATGCGAAGCATTTCATTGAGCCACAGAGACGCGTCAGGGTCGTGATTTCCGCGAGCATTGATTAACCATACCTCATCGTACTGCTGAAGCATCCGAGTCACGATAATCTGAAATAGATTGCCTGCGGCTCGTATTGTCTTGCCTGCTCTGCCCTCTACATCTAAAGCGGTGCCTGTGCCTGTCTCACCCTTAAGGTTATTAGCGTGGATCATGTCGCCTACGTTAAGCAGTACGCCTACAGAACAATCACCTGTGCTTTCAAGTAGCTTGTCCACCCCTTTGATCAGGGTGTCTTGTGCAATCTGTAAGTCCCACGGATCGCTACCTGTCTCGGGACTCCACGCCAGCATGCCAAGGTGATGGTCGCCGACAATCGTGACGGCCATGCGGTCTTTCTGTTTCTTGGCTTTGCTTTTCTTAACGGGCTTTGCCAGTCCTTGAAGTTCGTCTTTTAGGCCGTCTTTAAAGTGATTCAATGCGACCTGAAGTGCGTGTTCTTTGTCTGACTGGCTTTTAACCCACTGCCCGACAGGCTTTCCGTCTACATAATAGGTGCTGACGCCTTTAACGCTGTAGCCTTCTGGGACAGGGTGTGTGTAGTCGTGTTCTGGACTATAGCCTTGTGACGCCGCCTTAGCTTTTACTTTGTCCCAATGATCTTGGACAGTACTTCTTGATAGTCCAAGCTCTTTTGCGATTGCTCGTTGGCTTGCGCCACTCTCTACTCGGCTGATTACTTCTTTCTGCCTTTCGGTTTTGCAAAACTGTAATAGGCTCATGCCTACCCCCCCAGTTTGCTGTACTCCGAATTTTGAGGCTTAGTGAGTTTGACACCCAGATCAATACACCACGCCTCTACTTGTTGCATGAAGTATAACATTTCTCCCCTGTCTAGCGTCGAAGTGCGCCGAACCTGCGCAGGTATGGTGGTGTTTGAAATTTCCAAATCCTCTGTGCCGAGAAATTTGTACTTGACCACCATCTTAATGTCTTCCTCTGTACCGTTGACACCGCCTTTCTTTTTACAGTGCCTAAGCATGTCACGACACCAGACGTGAAATAGGTCGTTTTGACTAAGCGAGCGGCGCGGCTTGTACTCTTTAACCTGCCACGAGATTGGCTTATCCCAATTCCACTCTTCTTCTAAAAATTTTTTAAACGCTTTTATGCGGTCTTTTATTTCTAGCGGGTCTTTAATTAGCCAAAATTCGCCAAACATTTCGCCCCCTTCGATAGCTCAATAAGATGATCTAGCGGCATTAAGCGATGTTGCGGCAGTGCATAAGTTAGCTTATAGCCTTCGTCTAATTTTCTCAGATTCTCCTGCTGTCTAATAACATTGACGTGCGCTAGTCCACCGCATCGCCAAATGTTTTTTTCGCCGCAC